GTAGTCAATAAAAATAATATCAGGTCTAAATGATTTCTTGAGAGAAAGTTCATTTAAAAGTCCTTTAAAATGTCCAGCATGAGCAGAAGCAGTAGGATATTCTTTAATGATTAAAGATCCTTGTGTTTTCTTTGCAATATTATTTACTTTAGTTTCAAATATAGATTTTGGAAGATCTATAATATCTTTAATATTTACATTCAAAAGGTTTGCGTCAATTCGCTCAGCAATTTTTTCTTCTGCCATTTCAAGCGTAATGTACAATACATTTTTACCTTGTAGAAGAACTGATGCTGCTACGTGGCACATAAAGAGACTTTTACCAGTATTATGAGTAATAATAAAATTATCTAAACAATAAAGATTATTTCCACTTAGATTAAACCCATAGTAATCATCAACATTTAATTTTTCAATGGTAAATGATTTATGTAATGGATTTTTATTTTTTGTATAAACATCAATTGATTGTTTTCTTTTTATTTTACAGGGTATAATTTGAGGAGAACTTGGTGTTGTAGTCACTAAGATATTGTAGTATAGAGAATCTTTTATATATTTTTTAGTAATTTTAGATCCAAAACAAAGACTTCTAGAAACAAAAACGATATCATCTGCCATTTTTTTAGACTTAGTAGTTATAGAATAACAACCATTAGCAATTTTATATCCATCACTATCAATCAATCCAGCAATTAATTGAAGTCTATCATCAATAGATGAAGTTTTATATTCAAAAGGAATAAATTTTTCACCGCATTTTGTTCTATCTTCAAGTTGAGTAATATTCAAACCATAAGATTTAAATATTGTAGAAAGTCTATTTACTCTCTGACCAAAACCAAAATAACAATTATCAATCATTTTTAGAGTAGTTGCTCTTGAACCATTATTGCATTCTTTTATATCAATATAATCGAAATTTTCAGAAATATAAGATTTTACATAATCCAAAACTTCATAATCAGCACTAGTCAGTGATAAACTGTGTGTATGTCCATCTCCAAGATATAACCCCATAAAATATGGATCTACAGATAAATTTTTCTTTGAAAATGGAACCTGCGTTTTATTGTAGTAAGATTTATGAAGATGTTTAAACTTTTCAGATTTACTCAGATAATCTTTTACGGTTATATTGATTATTTTTTTTGTGCTAGTATTAATTAGAGAAAGAATATGGTCTTCATTAATAATAATTTCATCATTTGTATCATTGATTTTAATTTTATACATTTGCCCTCTATCTCTAATAAGATAATTAATGAATCTTGGAGATCCATCATCACCAACTAAAATATCTTGGCAATTTATATCTTCAACAGATTTTACAGTGCCATCATATAAAAGAATTTTTGTTCCCTTCCCATGACAACCAGTTCCAGCTAAACAAATATTAAGAGTTTTGTTAGGCAAACCACCTTTCGTGATTTTGTTAAAGTAATCAAGGTCAAATTCAATTTTATCCTCTGATTTGTGATAAGATTCATATCTTTGTTCATAATCAAGTAGGTAATCATGTCCTACATGATTATCAAAAGAAACTGCTAATGCATCCTGTAAAATTGATGGAATTGCATCTCTTGATTTAATAGTACCATTTCCATCGGCAAGTTGAATTGATTCCATAAGTGCCAAATAAATGGCACGGTCCCTACACCATTTTTCAGTTGTATCAACTAACCAATTCTGCTCACAAGGAACATTCTCAAGATGAGAAATAAGATGCACAAGTTTTTTAAATTGATCTTCGTTTACATCTGTTCTTTTCTCAACTTCAATGCAAAGAACTTCCTTAGTTGGAATATTATTATATTCAAGAACAAATTCAGAAATTTCTTCAAATACAATTTTTTGTTCTAGATCTTCAAAATAATCTTCTTTTATAAAAGGTAAAACTTTCCTTAGGTATTCCTCATTGTGTATTAAATTTCGTAGAATTAAAAATTCAATTTTTTCCATTACTTATAGTGAAGGTATGTACTCATAATATACTTTGCTGTTTTTTCTGGAGGATTACCTCTATGAGGAAATGTCCACAGAGGAGGAAATATTAGCATACTTCCTTGTTTTGGTCTAATAATCAAATTTTCAAATACTGTTTCACCTCCCTCATTAACATCATTCAAATACCACATAAAAGATAAAAATCTTCTAGAAGAAGCATGATCAATCACATCTACATGAGTATCAAATTGATCCTGCAATTCTGGATTGTATTTTTTGATCCGAAATTGCTCAAAATTATGTTCCTTCGGAAAACATCTATCATCAATATATTCATAATATTTTTTCTTATACTCAAAAACTTTAGAGATAAGAAAATTATGAACGTTGTTTACTTCTTCGGAAATTTTGCAGTTTTCAGTTAAATTAAATTGTGTAAAATTTGGTCTTCTATCATTTTCAACTCTTTCATGTTTATCTTCATTTTGTTCAAAAAGATTGATAAGGAAATTACAGACATTTGACTCTAATACATTATCATAAACTTTTATCAAATCATTTAATTCAATTGCCATAAGAAAATTCCTTTCTAGCAATCTCATCAAGTTGCTGCATCACTTCTTCAGTGAAGTATTCTTCTGGGTTGGCAAGAATTGTTTTAGCATAGATTTTTTTACCATCCATTTCATAACGTCCTGCAACGTTTTTCCAAAGTCCTCCAATTTCTCCAAGTTCCAATAACCCATAATATCTGTCCAGTCCTCTCTCATCATAATACAAACGGATTTCAACATCTTGATTCTCCTTACTTAATCGTGATTTATGAGTCTTTGCCCTGATAATGTTTCCAATGACTTCCGTTCCATCCTTTTCCTTTGACTTAGAAAGATAGATAATTGTGGATGCTGCATATTGCAATCCAGAACCTCCAGACATTTGTTTAGTACCATAAAGACTCATACTATCATATGTGTGATTTGTCACTAACATAGGAATCTTTGCCTGGCCCAGTTTGAGAGTCAGCATACGGAAAGCACCCTTGATAAGTTGTGCCTTAGTCATATCTCTTGTATCCTTCTCTGCCAAGGCATCATTAATTTCTTTATTAGTAGAAAGCATTCCCAGAGAATCTAATACAAATATACAAGGGTTTCTTTCATCCTCTTTTTTCTTTAAGTAAATATCAACTGCTTTGAGTGTCTTGGTACGAAACTCTTCTACCGTAACTACATTAATAACCACTAGACGACTTGTATCAACTCCCCTACTATCCAAAAGGGATTTTGTGATCGCTGCTTCAGTATCAAAATACAGACAATATCCAGTAGGATTATTATCAAGGAAATTTTTAACGACGGCAAGACTGAAGAAAGTTTTTCCAGTAGAAGTTTCGCCAGCAATTGCAGTGATTTTATTACCAGAAACCCCACCAAAAATACTACCACTAACAAGGGCATTAAAAATGTAACTGCCGGTATCAACAAAGGTTTCAGTTTCATCTATCTCAGCAGCGAGTTGTGTATATTCTCCACCGATTTCTTTTACAATATTTTTTAAAAAACTTAAATTAGTATCAGTCATTTGTTTCTCCTTTAAAATCACTTTCTGGAAAATATCTGTTTTCTTGTCTATATTCATTAAAAAGATTGATAAATTTTTCTGGGTCTCTATTGTCTCCGTATGCTATTAAGGTCAAAATTGATTCTGCTACTTTCTGTGGTGTTGGGATTTCATCATTCCAATTACAAAGAGCAGGAGCATCACCACCAATAAAATCTACAACCCTAAACATTTCTTTTTCCCAAGAGTTGTCGGGTAAATCACTGAATTTCATTTTCTACATGTGTTTCTTCTGTAAAATTCTACCACAAAATTAAATACTGTCAAGAGGTAGCACGATATCCTTTATGTGATTTTATTCCCCTTTTATGATTAAGCATATTACATATAGTTGCTTTGTCTAATCCATTTTCTCTGCAAAATTCTGCTATATTTTTTCCACAAATTATTTTACCTTCTGGATTTATAATAGAAAAATCTTTACTATTTTTCTCTACTATTTTACTCACAACTTCACTATCTCTTTTTTTTCCATACAAAAAATGCCTTTCTCCTTTTTTACATTCACTAAGTTTTTTTCTATGTTCTTCAGTAAAAAATTTACCCCTTTTACTTTCACTCATTTTTGATTTAGATTTTTCAGTATGTTTTTTACCTTTCCAAGCATTCAACAATTTATCTCTATGGTCTTTATTTAAAGTTTTTCCAAAATTTGGATGATTCTCTCCACTTTTTGCTATACTAATTTTATTTTTAGTTTCTTGACTTACAACTCTATTTTTCATATAAAATGATATTCTATTCCTTGCACTTTCATAAAGATAAGAATTATGATATCTATTGTTACCACTCTTCATACTAAGATGTGCGAAATTCATTTTCTTAGTTTTCCAGTGTTCTACTCCATATCTCTTAATACAAATTCTTTCTAATAGTGCGTGTGCTATGTAATGTTCTCTTGCGGTAAGAACTACAACACTAGCATTCTTTCCAAAAATACTTATAGGAAATATGTGATGTTTTTCTGTATAATCATCAGGAATATTTCTATTCTGTGCTTTCCTGATAAGATTACAATAAACTTTAAGGTAGTTCATTTCAACTCTAACTTGTTCGCAATACTATTTATAAAAGTTATGCAAGAAAGAGGGGCATTTCTGCCCCCCCTTTCTCTTCCTGAAAAGTGCGAACAAGTCAGGTAATGTTATTTATTACATTATGAAAAAAAAGAATCAAGAGTTACTTTTTTTTCAGAATCCCATCCAATTGCATTGAGAATTGTTTTGAGTGGTTCAAAGAACCCCTTATCAAACTGAGTATCATAATCAATGTATGAATTTAATCCTAGTTCTTTTGGAAAATCTTGAATGAAAGAAATTACATTCTCATAAATTGGATTAGGTTTTTTGAGATAACAATATTTAATTTTTTCTCCATTTTGAATTAAGGAATATTTTTTTGTAAGCTTATTTTCCTTAATATAATGATTGAATAATAGCGCACCACGAACATGAATTGGCGTTCCTTTGCTATAAATTGAAGAAGATGAATAATGCTTCACTACATCAGAAACCGAACGAGGGAATGATATTTCTTCTGGAGAAAGTTTATAAAAATCTTTCCTACACTGTTCAATAAAACTAATTACATCATCTTCAGTTCCGCTCATCATCAACTTAAGAGCATCTTTAATCATTTTACGGCAAGGTGCTGGTGTTGAAGATTTAACTGCTTCAATACCCATAATCTTAAGTTTTGGTTCAGCATAACGAACTCCTTCACTATCCCAAACATTCATAATGTAACGCTTCTTAGCAGTCCAAATTCCACGGTCAGCAATATTCTCCCGCTTCATTTGCATCTTTTGTGCATAAGCATTCATATATTCCGCCAATTCTTGGTAGCAACTTTCAATATATTTTTCAAGTTCCACCTTACAGATCTTATCAAGGAAATTGACAACGCTTTCAGTAGTTTTTTCTCTTCCTTTGAATATAGTTTCAACCAAAGGACCCATATGAAGATAAATGGAATCAGTATCAGAAGCAATAACATAATCAACATCATTAGTTTTAAGAACCTTGTTCATATACTTATTCAGTTTTCCTTCAATCCAACGAATAGCAACTTGTCCCGAAAGAGTAATTGCTTCAGCATTCTCAAGTTTATAATAACGGAAATAATTATTGCCAATAGCACCATAAGCAGAGTTCAAAGAAATTTTCTTTGCCATCTGAATATTATTACAACGAGCAATCTCCTTTTCTAATTCCTTAGTTTTAGTTTTTTCATATTTCTTCTTTGCCTCAATCATCTTCTTTTTAAAGATGACACGTTCATTATACATTTTCTCCATAAGTTCAGGAAGAATTCCACGAACATCTTTACGGTACATAGCACCGTTTGGACATACTGCATAATCCTTATACAACTCAAAATTAGTTGATTGATTTAGAATCTTATCTACAGAAACATTTGGGCATCTTTCTTCAATTAATGTTTCGGGAGAAACATTAAATTGCATAATAAGGTGAGGATATAGACTATTAAGGTCAAAGTTAACAATCCAATCATAAACTCCAGGAACAGGTTCTTTTACATAAGCACCTGCATACTTATCATTCTTTTCAGTTCTATCTTTAGGTGGAATTACTATATCTCTTTTTTTCAAGTAGTTATAGATAATATTATCCCACATTCTTACTTGATAAAATACATCGGCATAATTAACCTTAGCATCATATGCCATCGTGATGGCAAGTTCAATCAGTTTCATCTTGTCTTCCAAACGGTCAACAAGTTCTACGTCAACGATGTTGTATTCAACAAACTTCTGCCAACCTTTGGTATAGAAGTCTTTGAAAGTATCAAACTCAGAGTGGTCTAGTTTCTTAGAACCAAGTTCAACTTCGGCAATATAATCAAGACGATATGATTCCTGTGCTTTATAAGTAAACTTCTTATAAAGATCAAGATAATCAAGTTGAGTAATGCCACCAACATCCATATAAATCTGCTGTCTGTTATTGACAAAAACTTCCTCTATAGAAACTAGTCCCCAAGGAGAAAAACTTCTTGCTTTTTTCTCACCCAAAACCCGAGAAAGACGCCCGCAAATATATGGAATATCAAAAAATTGAATGTTCCACCCAGTTACTACTTCGGGCATATTATTGTCCCAATAGTATAGAAAAGAACTCAACAAAGAATATTCAGAATCACACTCAATATACTTTACATTTTTCTGAGTATTATTAAATGGCCTGGATCCCCAAGTTATAATTTGCTTTGAAGCATAATCTTGAATTGTGATTAGAAGTATTTCTTCTTCACAAGATTTTGGATCAGGAAATCCATTCTCAGAAGTTGTTTCAATATCCAAAGTAACTAGTTTAATTTTATTAATATCAAACTTGATTTCATCTTCAGGATACTTATCGGAAATGTACTGATAGACATATCTATCATTTCCATAGATTTTGAAATTTTCTACACCATCATATTTCTTATAGAATTCCCTACATTCCTTGACAGATCCAGGTTGAATTGCTTCAACATATTCATCCTCTAGGGTTTTATATTTTGTTGGTTTATTTGATTTTACAAATAGAGTTGGTGAGTATTCTTCTTTAAACATGACATGCTCACCATTATCATACCCGCGAACGAGAAATTGATTCCCAATCATTTGTACATTAGTGTAAAATTTCATTTAGTAAGAGACTGATATTTATCAAGTAAAATTGGATTTGGCACCGTTATTGTCAACACCTTGTCTGAATGAATTTTAAAAGCAGTTTCTTTAGTAAACTCATGCAACCAAGGCACTAATGTAGAATCATCAAGTAGTATAAATGGATTCTTTAATAGAAGATCAGGATCACCAAGTTCAGAGGTAACTTGAGTTACATCTGCAATTAGTAAGATTTTTGTGCTCAATACAAGTAAAACTATATTCTTTTCATCCATTTTCATTCTTCCTCAATTTTATAAGATTCGCTATAAGTTTCTTTTAAACTATCAACTGGATCAACTATACCAACAACCCATTCAGCGACAATTGGTATTTTACTTTCCTTTGCAAGGGGCATCCAATCAAATAGTCTGATTGACACTTTCCGCTTTTCATCTACTTCCTGGGTTTCATCTAATGAATCCAAAACAATAGCGCAAGGATTATAAAGGTAATACCCTATAACTGCTTTACTTTCATCTTCACCTAAAATCATCTCACGAATATCGGATATAATAGTCTCTCCACTTTTTAGTATGACCAATTTAATTGACATTTTACCTCATTTTACCTCATAGTATTTTAGCAAAAAAAATGAGGGAAGTCAACTGGATTTTGCCAGTCTTCCCTCTGCGCCGACGATATTCTTAATTATTTAGAACCAATCTTTTCTCTGATGATGTTCTGGAACAATTCTACCTAAAACAACAGTTAAAAGACCATCTTCAAAGTCAACGGTTCTAACCTCAGTATCTTCAGAAAGTGTCCACACTCTCGTAAAACTTCTTTGCGCTAGTCCCTTATGAATATACACTGTATCGGTTTCTTTATCTTCTTTTTGCCCTTCAACAAAAAGTTTGCCGTCTTGTGTATATACAAAAACTTCAGATTTCTTAAAACCAGATAGAGCAATTTCTAGTTTTGCCGTAACATTATCTAGTTTTATGTAATTATATGGAGGATAATTTGATGTGGTTTCATGAAGATTAAAAAATCTATCAAAAAAATAATCATCATAACCTAAACCATGTTTTTGAATTTTATCAAATAAAGTTGGAAGATCAGATGAATTTAATTTCCAAGTTGTTAAATTTTCCATTGATTTTCTCCTTAAATAAGCGAGGTTTTAATTAGGAGGACCCTTAAAGGCATCCTTCACTATTATATATTAGAAATTATTAAAAAAGGGAGTGTTGAACTCCCTACTTTTATTATTCGGTTTCCTGAACTTTCCCCTTTTTACCTATATTATACTTTTGTTCAAGTTCCCATTCACCCTTTTCTTTGTAGGGAAGAACTTTAATTTGGTTAAGAGGAGCAATATCAAGTATTTTATCCTGATTAACTACGGTAATAAGTCCCCAGTCAGCAAGAAGTCTAATGATTCTATTTCTTCTTTGAATATCATTTACTGTGAGGTTAGCGTGCTTTCCATCTAGAGCAAATAACTCTTTAAAGTGCGTAATGTAATATCTACCTTGTTTATGTAAAATATGAGCACTTTGATATAGTTTCCTTTCTTTTCTGGATGCAACTCCAATACGAGTCAAAGTTTCACGAACTTTAAGAAAGTCATCTGGTTCATTCAGAATGACTTCTACCATCATATCAGGTGTCCAATTTACCTGAGGTTCAATCGTTTGATTTGTCATTTTTTTCCACCAATTTCAAGTCTTTGTTTGATAAAGTTTATCTGTTCTTTATTTAGTATTTTCAAAGCTTGTTGTGCCTTTTCATTACTATAACCATAATAACGTTTGACATAATCAAGGTCTTTGATTGTATCTTTTCGGATCCAAGGAGAAAATCTCTTTTTTTTCCTCAGACTATTTAGATAAAATGAATATTGCATATCCTTATCTAAAGAATGATTCATATTCATTTCATTGGCAAAAAGAATGCAGTCAATATGACCAGACAAACAACGATTTATAATATAAGGAGCATACTCCTTTACAAGTGTCGGGTCTTCTTCTAAAAGATTTTCCTTTGTAAAATTAATTGAGTTCAACCAATCCTTCAATTCCATAATTAAAAAGTAAAAGTTCCTTTCTTTGTTTTTGCTCTCGCATATATTCTCCAACAGAACGCATCGTGTAAGTCAAATCAAACTCAACAGCATTCCATTTTCCACCTAAAAATCTATCTTTTACAAGTTGGTCTGTATTATAACTTACAAGCATATCCATATTATTGGAATTACAATCAGCAGCAAACTTATCGTGATCAAATCCTTTGTGCATTGATCCTTTGTTCCCATAGAGATTGTCCTTAATATCATAAGGAGGGTCAAGATACATAAAAGCACTCTTGTTTCCATCCATCATATAATCGTAGGAATAATTAGTTATACGCCAATTCTCTATGAGTTTTGAATACTCAGGTAGTTTTTGAATACCACGAAGAGAAAAGTTGGAGTTACTTGCCTGTGGAGAAAAAGAAGAACTTGCGGTAAGACCACTAAAAGAGCACTTGTTCACAAAATAGAACGCAGCAGCTCTTTGAAGATTAGGAGTTTGAGGGTCATTCAGAGCATCCTTCATTACAGAAAAGACTGCCTTTGCCTTATCTGGAGTATTATATTGACTTTTATATGCTTCAAGAATAGTGGATAATCCATCACCGAACATCTGAAGTTGCTGCCAAAAATTAACTAGAGGTTCATACAAATCATTTACCCAAATCCTAAGGTCTGGATACTTTTTAGTAATATGAATTGCTACAGAACCTCCACCAAGAAATGGTTCACGGAACTCATTATAGTTCCGCAAATCTGGAAAGTATGGGTCCATCTTGACGCAAGCACGGGACTTTCCACCAGCATACCTTATTGGTGTTTTAAGAGATTTCATTTCCATTCACATTCACACATAATTTCAGTAAGAGCGGCAAGCAGATTTATCTCTTGGTCAGCAACGAAAGCAATTTGATACTGATACTTAGCAATAATAAGGACAGCAGCAGGAATTGAATTTGGGACCAGAGCATCATAGAGAGCATCATATACCCTCCGTAGGATAAGAGAAGAATCATTATCCAGATTGGAGACAACCCACTTACGAACTTCCGTAAAATTCTTTGCCTTAAGATTCTTGATAAGGTCATTTACAGAAATGTCTGAGAACGTTGCGAGAATGCCCGAATCAATCTTTCCACTTGTAGAATACCTCTGACATTCGTTGAGAACTCTACGAAAATCTGGAAAGTGCTTTGAAATAAGTTCTACAAGAACTTTCGGGTCATACTCAATCTTTTCTGTATTTAGGATTACCTGAAGTCGTTGAAAGAAATTCGCAGCAAGTTGTGCTTTTTGTTTGCCCTTGATAGTGAAATCAATTACGGCACAACGAGAATGCAGTGGTTCAATAATCTTGTTCTTATAGTTACAAGTAAAGATGAAACGACAATTATTATAGAATGCCTCAATATTTGCGCGAAGCAGAAGTTGAACATCATTACCAGTATTGTCCGCCTCATCAATAATGATGACCTTATGCTTTGAACCACCAGTAAGAGAAACGGTAGAAGCAAAGTTCTTTGCCTGATTTCTTACGGTGTCTAGGAAACGACCTTCATCAGAACCGTTAATCAAATAAAAGTCAGCACCCAGTTCATTACAGAGTGCCTTTGCGATTGTGGTCTTACCAATACCAGGAGGTCCAGCAAGAAGGAGATTTGGAATTTCACCCTTCTCTACAAACTCCTTAAAGGTTTTTTTAGTATCATCAGGAAGGATACAGTCATCAATGACTTGAGGACGGTATTTTTCGCAGAATAAGAATTCACTTGTCATAATCAATTTAACTCTTTTTCAACATTTACATATTCCGTTTTAGGAACATAAGGAAACTCAATATACACAAGACTATCACGACTGGTATAAGAAACACCATCAGGTTCTACAAATACTTTACCGTGAATATCATATGCTTGCCCGTCTTTTCCTTTCTTGAAGAT